ATCTCAGTAGACCCACTTCGGTGGGTCTATCTTTTTGTAAAGGAACTTATCATGGCAGGTTGCAAAGGCAAAAAAGGTAAAAAAGGTTACAGTAAAAAGGGCAAATAATTATGGCTAAAGGTGTACCACATTACTTACCAAGCGGTAGACTCTACACAGGCAAAACACACAAGCATAATGGCAGATTAATGTCTGGTGCAACACACACGAAAAACAGTAAATATTTAACACACAGAAAACCAAAAGGTAAATAATTATGGATATGGCAAATATGACACCAGAGCAAAGAGAAGCATTTCTCATGAGTTTAATGGGTAATGATGTAGACATGGGTGTACTTAACGACCCGATGTATACAAACAATCCTCAGCCAAATGTATATTCAGATCCAGGAACTAATAGTGTTTATGATCCTAATACTAGTGCATATTTAGGACAGACTCAACAAATGCCAGCAATGGCTCCAGGTCTGTTAACCATGCCACAACCAACTCCAATGAACACAGACCCAGTTGTAAATAATATGTTCCAGAGAAACAACACTATACCTGTAGACATGAGTCAGATAGATAGACTTCTACAGAACTTAAACAGATATAGGTAAGCATATGTCCCTCTATGAAAACATCCACAAAAAAAGAAAAAGAATCAAAGCAGGTTCAGGAGAAAAAATGCGTGGAAAAAATGACCCAAAACGACCAACAGCCAAAGACTTTAAAAACGCATCAAAAACAGCAAAAAACACAACAAAAAAGAAAACTAAGCGAACTTCTAAAAAGCGTGGGTGATTGTGTTTAAGAACTGGTCATATCATTGGTATCTCGGTTTCAATTTCGGATTTGAAATATATGAAGGTGAGATTAAATCGGAAGGGTTAACATATCCAGTTGAATATTTACTTATAAACATAGGTCCACTCAGACTACAGAAGGGTGAATATATATAATGGCTATCAGCAAATCTAAGAAGTCTGGCAATTACAGGTCAGTCAAGCAAGGTGCTGGTATGACCAAGAAGGGTGTAGCTGCATACAGAAAGAAAAACCCAGGAAGTAAATTAAAGACTGCGGTGACTGGTAAAGTTAAGCCAGGTAGCAAGGATGCAAAGAGAAGGAAGTCATTCTGTGCTAGATCAGCAGGCTGGACCGGTGAACGAGGTAAAGCAGCAAGAAAAAGATGGAAGTGTTAGATGACTCACCTTGCAACGGTGTTTGTCGTATGGATAGATCAGACGGTGAGGTTAGGTGTATATCCTGTAGACGAACATACGATGATTTAGAACATTGGTTATATATGAGTAAGGAAGCTCGATTAGAGCGTATGAAACAACTTAAACAAGGAAAGTAATGACCCATTTGGAGTTACGATATTATGGCAAAAGAACGATCAGAAGCACAAAAGCAAGTATTAGAAGAAGCTAGAAAGAAAGCTGCCGAAGTAAATAAAGGCAACAATTATTCTAGTAAAAGCAATAGGTTATTAAATGATACTCTCAAGCGAATTGTGACTCAGGATGATGCAAAAAGAGCTAGAAGAATCATGGAGGCTTTAGTTGCAAAAGCTGAGGATGGAGATACAAAAGCTATTGATATGGTTATGGATCGTTTAGAAGGCAAAGTTCAGAATCAAACTGATATCACATCTTCAGATGGATCTTTATCTAATAACTTAAAGATTGAGTTTGTAGATGCCGAGTCAATTTCCAAGTAAGTTAAAGTTCTTATTTCAGCCTAGCCGTTATAAAGTAGCTTACGGTGGAAGAGGTTCTGGTAAGTCTTGGGGTTTTGCCAGGGCTTTGTTAATGATGGGTACTGAGAAACCTATGCGTATTCTTTGTGCTCGTGAGATACAGAAGTCTATTAAGCAGTCAGTTCATACTCTTCTTAAAGACCAGATACAGGCTCTTGGGTTAGGTCAGTTTTATGATGTAGTTGAAACAGCGATCAGAGGTATCAATGGTACTGAGTTCAGCTTTGCAGGTTTAGCGACTAACACAGTAGAGTCGATTAAGTCTTTCGAGGGTGTTGATATTGTATGGATAGAGGAAGCTCAAACGGTTTCCAAAAGATCATATGACATATTAATCCCTACTATCCGGAAGCCTGGTTCAGAGATATGGGTCACATTTAACCCTTACATGGATACAGACGATACTTACAGACGGTTTATTATCAATAAGCCTAACGATGCTGTTGTAGTCAAAATGAACTATAACGATAACCCTTGGTTTCCAGATGTATTGGAAAGAGAACGAGCAAGGTGTAAGGCTAACAACCCAGAAGACTATGAGAATATCTGGGAAGGTGCTACCAAGGCTGCTGCAGATGGTGCTATCTATCACAAAGAGATCAGGTTGGCTCAAGAAGAGGGTAGGATAACTAATGTAGCTCCAGATAGGTTATTGAAGACTCACATCGTTATGGACCTCGGTTGGAATGATTCCATGAGTATCATACTTTGCCAACGGTCTTTATCAGAGATAAGGATTATTGACTACATCGAGGATGATCACAGGACTTTAGATAGTTACTCTGATCAGTTAAAACAGTTAGGGCATAACTGGGGAACTATGTATCTACCTCATGATGCTCGCAATAGAGACTTTAAGCATGGGATCAGTTCAGAGGAGATCATGCAAAGGCTGGGCTGGGATACTGAAATAGTTCCTAAGTCTGATATAGAAACAGGTATAAGACTAGCTCGAATGACATTTGATCGTGCTTACTTCGATTTGGTGAAGGCTGAACGATTGATTGAGTGTTTGAAGAACTATAGACGAGGTATCAACCAAGTAACACAAGAACCAGGTGCTCCACTTCATGATGAGTATTCACATGGAGCTGATGCCTGGAGATATTTATGTGCGGTGGTTGATAGTATGAGCAACGAGGATTCCTCCTGGAGTGAACCTCTTGCGGTAAACAATTCATGGGTAGTTTAAATGTTATTAGCTGAAGAATATGCACCAGACTTAACAGGAATAAAGGACAAGTTTGTCCAGACTCCATTAGGTTTGTTGATGCAGGGTGAAGGTTCTGCTGCTATGGATAGACTTGGGTCTGATGCCCAGGCAAGAGTTGACCAAATGACTAGCCCTGATACTGCAATAGATGCTGGACTAGATATGATGGGTGCTGGTTTGTTAGGCACAATCGGTAAAGCTGGTCAGGCTTATACATCAGCAGCTACATCTATAAACAAAGATAAACTACCAGCAGTATTTACAAAGCTAACCAAAGAAGAAAAGTTTGCACCAGGCAGTAGAAATATAGATGTTGGCGGTGGTAAGTTTGACAATGCTTCAGAACACCTGGCAAAACAAGATGTAGAAAACTTAGTGTTCGACCCATACAACAGATCAGCAGATCACAATAGAATGGTGCTAGATTCTGTTAGAACTAAGCCAGCAGACACAGCAACTGTAAGTAATGTATTAAATGTAATACCAGATGAAGCAAACCAAATTAAAACATTAGAGACTGCATACAAATCATTGAAAGATGATGGTGAGGTATTCATTACAGTTTACGAAGGCAATAAGTCTGGTGTTGGTAAAGTGACTGGCTCAGATCAGTTCCAACAAAACAAAAAACTATCTGGCTATTTAGATACAGTCAGAAAAGTATTTCCAAACGCTACAGTTAAAGGTGGCATGATAAGGGCAACTAAATAATGGCAGATGACAATAAATTAAAGAGTATCCTGGAATCAGAGATCGATGATGCTATCGGTTATCTAGAGACAGAAACGACTGATGAGAGACAGAAGGCACTCGAATACTATCTTGGTGAGCCATATGGCAACGAGGTAGAAGGTAAGTCTCAAATCATCACACGAGAGGTAGCTGAAGTTGTAGACGGTGCACTACCTCAATTAATGCGTGTATTTACATCATCTGACGATGCAGTTGTATTTGAGCCTGTAAGCCAAGGTGACGAAGAAACTGCTGAACAAGCTACCAAGTATGTAAACCATATCTTCTATAAAGACAACAACGGTTTCGAGATCATGCACGACTGGATGAAGGATGCACTTCTTCAAAAGGTTGGTGTTGTTAAAGCATACTGGGATGATAAAACAGATGTCACAAAAGAAAAATACTACGGCTTAAATGATGATGAGCTTGCAATGATTATGCAAGACGATGAAGTAGAGATTGTTGAGCAAGAGTCAGTAGTAGTCCAGGAAGCACAGTTTGATCCAATGACTGGTATGGAAATATCACCAGCATTATCTTCACACAATATTAAAGTAAAGAGATCTGTAGACAAAGGCAAGGTCGTTGTAGAGAATGTACCTCC